GGCAACGCCCCGAAAGGAGAGTATCGGAGGTCGAGAAATCTCTTATTCAAGAGGTCAATATCCTGCATCCATAAGATTTCTGTCACAGCGTTGGAAATGGTCTGAAAAGAAGGTGCGTTCCTTTCTTGTGCATCTTAGAAAGAAAGGTATGATAACTGTTGAGTGCAATCAAGGAATGAACCTTATAACCTTATGTAAATATGAAGAATATAATCCAATGGGCACAACCAAGGGCACAAGTAAGGACACAGGTATTGAAAAGGAAATCAATGAATTAAGACACGAATGGGCACAACTAAGGGCACAACTTGGGGCACAGCCCATGAACAACAATCTACCGCAATCCGAACTTTTACAAAAATCAGGGCACACAGAGGGCACAAATACAAAGAAAGAAGAAAGAGAGTATATAGATATATCTCTACATCAAAAGAAAGAAAATACTCCTGACGGAGTATCAAAGAAAGCCAAGCTTTCTTCGCCCTCCCCCTCTGAAAAGATTGATTACAGCGGATTGATGGAATACTATAATACCACATTCAAAGACAGACTCCAGCAGATAAGATCAATGACTGATGTGAGAAAAAAGGCTGTAAAAGCCCGGATAGCCCAATATGGGAAAGAGTCAGTGAGGAGTGTTTTCAATCTCATTCTTCAATCCCCGTTCCTACTTGGAGCTAATGACCGCAATTGGAAATGCGACTTTGATTGGATTTTCAAACAAGCAAACTTTACTAAAATATTGGAAGGAAACTATAATGGGACAAGACTTAGTAAAAATCAACAGGATAGCGAGCAGCGAAAACGTGATTCAGTTCTTGCAGTCGCTACAACCGTTAGAGAAGCTGCCGCAAAAAAGAGAAAGGAACTTGAAGCAGAGGGCGTTATTGAATAAATATCCCGATCCTGCACAATTCATTCTTGATTACAACCCTGATTTGCAGTTCAAACTTGTCAGATGTAATGCAACCCATTCAGAACTGGCGTTGAATGACAGCATTCCGAGTTTAGGGCTATTGTCTTCTACTTATGGGGATGAAACACCGATAGAATGGCTAAAGATACAATTTGGCTCATTGAATGACTTTGCAGAAGTTTCAACCAAGATAGCGAAAGAGCAACTTTCTGAACTATCGGAGATATTCCTTTCGGAGTATTATTATATAAATGCCGCTGAAATCTGTTTTTTCATAGCACGGTTTAAGTCAGGGAAGTATGGGCGGTTCTACGGTTCAATAGATCCATTGAAAATAACAAGTGCGATGCTGGACTACGTTTCTGAACGTCGGAAAGATATTGAACGGAAAGAGCGTGAACGATACAGAAACCAACGTGAAAAAGAGATAGAGGAGCGTGGAGATAACAGAATCTCTTATGCTGAGTACATTGAAATCAAGCACCGTGCTGATGCAGGAGATGAGGAAGCTAGAAAAATGCTGATATCACCATGAGAATAACCGTTTACTGGGTAACAAGAAATCCGGATGTTATCGTAAGAATCCGGAAAAAGTTCAATATCCCAAGTTATACTTCCGTGAACTACGAAACAGAATGTGAAATCAAGAATGAAGACTTTCCACTGTTAGAAGAAACAGAACGAAGGGGATTCATTCGAATTAGAAATAAGAATACACGATTATGCAAGGAACAGACAAACTGAATACGATAACCAACATCGTATTTGTCCTCACGGACGTTTTAGAAACCAACCTTCTAGAAATGCAGCAGCAATACAAGAAGGAAGGCTTTGAATTGCGGCACGATTCAAAAAGAAACTTCAACACAGCCATAGCCGCGATAAAGAGATTGAAAAGTGATGTGAATCATTGCAGCGAATCCACTCAGGAAAACTTCGGCAATGATTCTGACATGGTGAACGCCATGTTGCTCACACTGATTGACAGATGCGGTGATGATGACAACCTCGCTTATAAGATGTACGAATACATTAAATCTTTCCCGTCCAAACTGAATCTAGACTTGGATTTGGATAATGCGTTCAGCCACCTGTTTAAAAAGGAGAAATTATGAAATCGCAGAAAAATATCTTAAAATCCATTGAAGGTCTGTCCGATATAGAACTATTTGTTATTGATCTCTTTTGTGGCGCCGGCGGTTTGTCCGAAGGTGTGGAAGAAGCACGATTGGATGGAAATAGATGTGGAAAGGTTGTTTGCTGTGTGAACCATGACAAGAATGCCATCCTTTCACATGATGCCAATATCCCTGATGCACTTCACTTTATTGAGGATATCCGTACACTGGAACTTTCCCCGATAAGCACTATTGTAGAACGTATCCGTCAGCTATACCCTGATGCCATGATAATGCTTCATGCTTCTTTGGAGTGTACCAACTTCTCGAAAGCCAAAGGCGGTCAGCCGAGAGATGCCGACAGCCGAACGTTGGCAGAACATCTCTTCCGTTATATTGATGTTATAGACCCTGACTACATTCAGATTGAAAATGTAGAAGAGTTTATGTCATGGGGAGATATGGATGAGAATGGGAAACCTATCAGCATGGACAAAGGCCGGCTTTATCAAAAGTGGGTGCGCAATGTCAAGAAGTACGGTTACAACTTTGAGCACCGCATCTTAAATGCTGCCGACTTCGGTGCCTACACCACAAGAAAACGCTTCTTCGGTATCTTTGCTAAAAAGAACTTGCCGATAGTATTCCCAGAACCGACCCACTGTAAAGGTGGTAGGCAAGATATGTTCTCGCGGCTGGAGAAGTGGAAGCCGGTAAAAGATGTGCTTGATTTCTCTGATGAAGGAACTACCATCTTCAGGGAAAAGCCTCTTGCAGAGAAAACGCTTGAACGTATCTATGCTGGACTTATCAAGTTTGTAGCCGGAGGAAAGGATGCTTTCCTTTCCCGTTACAATACGGTTCGCCCTCAAGACACATGCAAATCAGTTGATGAACCATGCGGAGTGTTGACTACTGAAAACCGCTTTGCAAAGGTACAGGTAAGTTTCCTCTCCAAACAGTTCAGCGGACATCCCGAAAGCAAGAATGTGTCCGTAGAAGAACCGGCAGGTGCAATCACCTGCAAAGACCACCATGTTTTTGTCTCTGCTTATTATGGAAATGGACATAATCATTCGGTAGACCTTCCAGCTCCAACGGTCACAACGAAGGACAGGATGGCTTTAATTGAAAGCCGATTTATGTGTTCTTATAACTTTAAGGATACAGGAAAGGATATTAATCAGCCTTGTCCTACACTTCTGACTAAAGACAGACTTTCCCTTGTATCTCCATTTTTTATGAATCAATATTCTGGAGGTGGTCAGGTGTCTGATATAAACTCGCCATGCCCCGCTGTTACCACAACACCGAAACAAAACTTGGTAACATGCCAGCCGTGGATAATGAATACTGCATTCTCAAATGTAGGTAGCAGTATAGAGGAACCCTCCCAGACCATTACCGCAAACAGGAAATGGCACTATCTGATGAATCCACAGTTCAACAGTGCTGGCGGCTCTGTTGATAGCCCCTGCTTCACATTAATAGCCCGCATGGATAAGATGCCGCCCTATCTGGTAGCAACAGAAAGCGGTCAGGTAGCGATTGAAATCTACGACAATGATAGTCCTATGACCGTGAAGATAAAGGAGTTCATGGCACTGTATGGCATAGTGGATATTAAAATGCGGATGCTTCGCATTCCGGAACTCAAAAAAATTATGGGATTCCCTGAAGATTATGTTTTAATAGGCACACAAGCTGACCAAAAGAAATTTATCGGGAATGCGGTGGAGGTTACACAAGCGAGAAAAAATACTGAAGCACTTTGCAAAGTATTGAGAAAGTTGAGATTGAAGAAATCAAAAGAAATAGCTTAATGGAAAATGGAAAACTTATATTAGATGCCTGTTGTGGCAGTAGAATGTTTTGGTTTGACAAATATAATCCTCTTGCCTTATTTGTTGACAAACGTTCGGAAACACTTACGGCCAAGGACAGGGGTAAGACAAGAATCATAGAAATAAAGCCGGATGTAATAGCCGATTTCACCAACCTTCCATTTGAAGACAATTCTTTCTACATGGTGGTGTTCGACCCACCGCACCTGAAAACACTTGGTGCAACCTCATGGATGGCTAAAAAGTACGGAAAACTGCCGAAAGACTGGCAGTCACTCATACACGATGGATTTACTGAGTGTATGCGCGTCTTGAAGCCTTACGGCACTCTTGTATTCAAATGGAACGAGAGTGAAATAAAAACAGTGGATGTATTGTCTGTTATCCCTTTTAAACCTCTATTTGGGCATACCACTGGAAGACAGAGCAAGACAATATGGATGTGTTTTATGAAACTGCCAATTAATTCATAACGATATAGAAAGGAGGTAAACCGAGCCTCTGAAAATCGGTAGTTGTTCTTTGACGTATTGGATTTACCGATTAATTTTTTAGTTAAAATGTGACTTTATGGTTAATAATGTGCATAATCTTGGAAACAAAACATTTAATTTACTGTTTTATTTTTATATTTGCATTATAATTTAAATATGGAGGTAATATGTGCATATTAAAAGAAGTGGGACGTTTTATTAAAAATGGAGCTTCTACATTTCGTGATGCCTCTCAAGGGCATTATAAGCAGAACTCCGAAGCTATTTCTGAAATTAGGAAAGAAATTCTAGAAAAAGACAGAAATAGGAATGATGATAAGAGAAATCTTATGGAAGACAGAAAAAATATTGAAGGGGATGTACGCAGATCTTTCAATGAAATTGCATTAAAAAATGGGTAAACAAGAACTAAAACAGCGAGAAACACAAGTTGCAACAGGCGATGGAGTTGGAAAACAATTAGAGCAGACTTTTACTGTTGATGACAATTGCCTACCTTCACCTCAAGAATTAGCTGCATATAAGAGTATTGATCCTAGAATTGTCGATTATCTTATTAATGCCTCTGTAAAAGAGCAAGCGCACCGACATAAAATGGATAGCAATAAATTGAATCTGATTAGAAAAGCTGATAGAAGAGATGGAAGAATGAATTGGTGGGGAATGTTTTTCGCATTTCTAGCTATAGTTGTAATGATAGTTCTTGCTGGTTATGCTCTTTATTTAGACAAACCTTGGTTTGCTGGGATTATGGGTGCTAGTACACTTGTATCCGTAGCATCTATTTTTATTAAAAGTAATGATAATAAAAGCAAACCATATGGTAATACCAAGAAATAATTAAAATTATTAAGACTAAAGTTAGGCGGTAAATTCAATTCTACCGCCTTTTTTGTGCCTGGGCGGATAGTTCAGGCATTTTTTATTTTAATCATAACTAATAAAAAAAGGAATATTATGGAAATGCCAGTACCATGCAGTAAATGCGGAGAATGGGTAGAATTAAATTCTACTCGTGAATCAGAATTGAATAAAGGCAAGATGCTATGTCCTGAATGTTACTCAACCGATGATTCAGTTAAAGATAAAATCGAAGAGATAAAGGATATTCAGCTCATGCTTGACAATAATGACCCGGAAGTCAGGGGAGATCGTCGGGGATGGAAACGTAATATCAATAAATTGAAACAGGAGATTATCGAATTAGGATATGATCCAGAAGAATATTTGTATTAACGTATAAGGAACAGATATGAACATAAAAATAAGCAAGGAGGCGTATGAGAAACTAATCAAAGAAGATTTATACTTTCTCAATGAGCATTGCCCAGATAGCCTAGAATTAGATCACATTAAAGTAATTATTTTTAGTTCTATCGACTGGTATTATCCTGATAAGAACACTTGTACAGCGTTGAAAAGAATAGAGAATAGGCTTAAAGTTGAACTTCAGAAGCAAAAGGACGCAGGTAAGCAATTTCTATCAGATCAGGAAATAGACGGCTTGATTGATAGCATACTGAAAGAAGAATAACTCTCAAAACAAGATAGAAATGAAGCAAAGCAAATTGACTCACGGCTCTCTGTTTAGTGGGATAGAAGGTTTCGGCTTGGGTGCAGCATTCGCCGGAATAAAAACACTCTGGAGCTGCGAATATGAAGAGTATCAAGCAAGTATAATCAAAAAAAATTTTGGAGAAGACCATGAAATCAACAGAGATATTAGAACGTATTCAAATCCAACGTTTGTTGACATCATTAGCGGTGGATTCCCTTGCCAGGACATCAGCGTTGCTGGAAAAGGTGTCGGAATTGTCGGTGAAAGAAGTGGCTTATGGGCTGAGATGTATCGAGTTATACGGGAAGTTATACCTAGATACATCATCATTGAAAACAGCCCAATGCTCCTTATTCGGGGATTTGAACGAGTCCTATGCAACCTTTCCGAAATCGGGTATGATGCAGAATGGCAATGTTTATCAGGCACCGACTTTGGCATACAACAGGGTCGGGAACGGTTATATTGTATTGCCTACTCCCGTGAAAACAACAGCTCACGGTGCAGCCAGGGATCGGTATTTCGGAAGCCCTACCTATCGGGGCAACATACAAGAATATATCCGGGATGGAGAACAAGACAGTCAATACCCGCACCCCGCTTTGCTGGAAAACATAATGAGCTTCCCGATCGGGTGGACAGAACGGAGTGTATAGGTAATGCAGTACAACCTATCATTGCGCACTATTTATTTGAATGTATTAAAGAATTTGATAGGCAATTAGAGCAAACCGTGGGTGAAAATGAGTAAAACAACAATTTATTATCTATTCCTAGTAGTAATGTATATGCTGCTAGGGTAGATGGAAAGAAAAGATATGGATAAAGATAAATTTATAAGAGCAATAGAAATAAACAATAAAATAGAGGAATACAAAGATCATAAGATGACACTTGAAAATTCTAACATAAAATATGGTGGTGGATTGATATTTACATACAACAGGATGCACAATGATGTACCATTAAAGGAAGAAATTTTTGGTAAAAATTTCTTTCAGTTATATATGTATGCTTTGGATAGTAAGATAAAAGAATTACAAAAAGAGTTTGACGAATTATGATAAAGGAAGAAACCAAACAGACAGCAGAAGAAGCGGCAAGGGGATATTCCAATGATTGCAGAAACAGGCAGCGTCATTGTGAACCGTACTGCATTGTTGACTTTATTTCTGGTGCCGAATGGCAGTCAAAGCAATCGCCTTGGATAAGTGTTAAGGAACGGTTGCCGGAAGAAGGACAAAAAGTTTTCGTTTTGACAATGTGTTGTGGTGTTTCACGCATTCTAATTGAAAGGTTTTATAAAACAAATGCTTTTGATAAAGATAATAGATGGATTTTTGGAAATAGTATCGTGTTGGCATGGTTTCCTATTCCGTCTTTCGATGATATACTAGAAGCCAACAGGGATGTACTTGAACGGATTAAACAGAAAGGAGATTGATTATGAAAGTAAAGAACGGAATAATAATAGATGGGGTGCTGCATGAATTAGTATTAATGCGGAATAGTGCACCATGTGACAATTGTAGTCTACAAGAACAATGTAGAACAGATCGTTCCTTGTGTACAGTAATTGCTGGATATTATAACTCTGATGAACGTTTTATTAATCGTGGAGAAGTAACGGATATTAAGATAGATAAGGAGGAATAACTATGGGATTTACAACACCGTGCTTTATTCGCAAGAGTACCTATAAACTTAGAAAGAAATTAGATGAGTTGGGATATAGATTGTTTGGAGCGGAACTTAACAAAGATTTATGTATTTTCACTGGACCCGAATACGGTCTATATAGTATTGAGTTTTTCAGTAATATTCCACATCCTGACGAAACCGATAGTGTTGATTACGGAACGAACGAGGAACTTTTCCTAGCTATCGCTGCATTGAGGGATGATACAGACAAGTACCAATGGTTTACGGATGGGGATAAATGGATTCAGTGTCCAGAAATCCTATTCTCTACCTATTGGGTTTACAATGATGTTGACGTAAATTTGGACGCCATTCACAAGGCTACCGTAGACGAACTAATTGAACATTTTAAAACAAAGGAGGAACGATGAAAGCAAGAATAATGACGATAGCGCTGAATCGGTACCATGCGTAGCACTGTAATCGGTACCATTGTAGCGCTGCAATCGGTACCGTCATGAC